TTGCTTGGCTCAATCGCAACCGCCGTCTGGCCAAAGACTTCGAGGCGACAATCGCCAGCGCCAAGGCCTGGCTTTATCTCGCCTCGGTCCAGCTTCTCGTTAGGCGACTAGCCCGTGCTTGACGCTACCTATGCGATTCTGAGTCGGGGAGCCTTAACCAGGCCTCGCATTGTTCGCCGGCTAATCCCGGAACACGCTGCTTTGCCTCGATCAAGGCGCACCTCGACCGTCGTCGTCCGCGCCTTTCGACCCCGGCGCCCTGTCATGCAGGCGTGGGAGGCGCCCGACGTCAGGCGATCAGACGACTTCGGCCGGTCTTACCCTTGGTCTCCTGCGGCGGCGATGAGCCTCGAGCACGAGGGGCTCGCCTTCAACCTGCTAGACACGCCGGGCCATCAGGATTTTCCCCAACGACACCTGCCGCACCCCGACCGCGGTCGACAGCCGGTCATGATTCAGCTAAATCCTGTTCTCTTGAGAACGACAAACCATTTGTGAGTTCTATCGGCGATCAGTCCCTCTGCGGATAAAGGCACAGTTTTCTTCGTTACCGAGTCGAGGACGTTAGCCCCTATGACGTCGATTTCGCCCCTTCTGCGTGCGCGACCAGATACCGAGGCCCTCGCGGTGTCGCGGACACCCGAGGGCTTTGGTTTTCGCCCGCCGCCCGTCTGGCGCAAGGCGTCGCCGAGCTTCGCCGGTTGCCTCTCGTCCAGGTTTCTGCGGATCGGTTCTGCTCCGCATCCCAAGGAGTTTGCAAAGCTTCCGCCGCTTCACCAGATCGCCGACCTGCTCCCCTCGATGATCATAATCGATGATCTTTCCCTCTCGGGTCGGCATGTCGAGGAGTCGATGCTCGCCCTTCGCCGGCTTCGAGTCGCAGCGTCTGCGGTGGCGTGGATCTCGGGATCGGTGACGTGAGGGTCGGGATCGTGGGAAGCCGGCCCGAACCGACCGGGAGGCGGTTGAGGCCTGTGTTTCGGAACTCGCCGCGGAGACGGTCGTGATCTCCGGCGGGGCACAAGGCTCGGATCGGTGGGCTGAGGAAGCGGCGCGGTCTCGCGGGGTTGCTGTCGTAGTCCATAAGCCCGACCTGAATGGCGTGCGCGCCCGCTGGGAGGTGGCCGATCGCCACTACGCCCGGAACCAACAAATTGTGGAAGATTCGGATCGGATCATTGCCTTCGTGGCTGCGGACCGGCGAGGCGGCACCGAGGACACGATCCGCCGCGCAGAGCGTGCCGGCAAGAACGTCGAGCTGAGGTAGGTAGCTCGCATCATGCGGAAGCTGAAATTGACCAGGGAACGGCAGAAGCGCTTCCTAGCGGCACTCGCCGATACCGGCAGCGTGACTGCCGCAGTCGCGGTGGCCGGCACCTCCCGAACCCGCGTTTACGAGCTGCGGAAGGCCGACCAGGAATTTGCAGCCGGGTGGGAAGAGGCCGAAGAGGTTGCGGCCGACAGGCTTGAGGATGAGGCCCGCCGCCGCGCTGTCGAGGGCGCCCAGGAACCGCTCGTGAGCGGCGGCAAGATCGTTCGCGACGATGACGGCCAGCCGATCGCCATCCGCCGCTACTCGGACATGCTCCTGCTCGCCCTCCTGAAGGCGCACCGGCCGGAGAAGTACCGCGACCAGAAGCTGATCCACGCTGGCGACCCGCAGAACCCCATCGAGCACAAGGTGAGCCTGATGACAGGGGAGGAACGCGCGCAACGCGTGCTGGAGCTCGTCGGGAAGGTTCGCCACCTGCCGCCGCCATCCGATGCTGCTTGAAACCGCGACCCTGACTGCAGAAGAACTCGGGCGGCTCGCGCCGGTGGAGCTCGAGGAGCTGACCCTAATCCTCGAGACCGAGCGGCGCGATCGGTTGCGTAGCGATCTTCCGATGTACGCGGCCGAATGCCTCAAGATCAAAGCCAAGAGCGGAGAGACGATCCCGTTGCGGTTCAACCGCGCTCAAACCTACCTTCACACGCGCCTCGAAGAGCAGCGGCAGCGCACCGGGAAGGTCAGGACGATCCTGCTGAAGGGCAGGCAAGCGGGTTTCTCCACCGCTATCGGCGCGCGTTTCTATCACTGCACGTCGCTGACCAAGGGCATTCAAACCTTCATCCTGACGCACGAACAGGACGCGACCGACAACCTCTTCGACATGGTTGATCGGTTTCACAGGCACAATCCGCTCAGGCCATCAACCGGCGCCGCGAACGCCAAGGAGCTCTATTTCGATCAACTCGACGGCGGCTATTCGGTGGGCACGGCCGGCACGAAGCAGTAGGACGCTCGCGCACGATCCAGCTTTTCCACGGCTCCGAGGTCGCTTTCTGGCCAAACGCTCGCGACCACTTCGCGGGCATCGTGCAGGCCGTGCCCGATTTGCCGGGTACCGAGATCATCCTGGAGAGCACCGGCCACGGCGTCGGCGGGGAATTTCACGAGCGCTGGCAGATGGCCGAAACTGGGATCGGGGATTATGAGGCGATCTTCATCCCTTGGTTCTGGTCCGAGGAATACCGGCGCGCCGTGCCGGAAGGGTTTGTCCTCGACGAGGAAGAGCATCGCTACGCAGCGGTGCATGCTCTGTCGCCGGAGCAGATGGCCTGGCGTCGCGCCAAGGAACTCAAAGATCCGGTGTTGTTCAAGCAAGAATACCCCGCAACAGCCGCCGAGGCATTCCAGTTCTCCGGACACGACAGTTTCATCAAGCCGGAAAGCGTTGTCGCCGCGCGCAAGGCCACGTGCGAGCCCATCGGGCCATTGGTGATCGGTGCCGACCCCGCTCGGTTTGGGGACGATCGCTTCAGCCTCGCCTGGCGTCAGGGCCGGAAGGTGCTCAAGGTCGAGAGCCGCCAGAAGATCGGCACCGTCGAGGGGGCGAACTGGCTCAAGCAGGTAATCGACGTCCAGAAGCCAGCTCGTGTGTTCATCGAGCTCGGCGGCGTCGGGGCGGGCACATTTGACATTCTGCAGAGTTGGGGCGCGCCCTACGACAGGGTCGTAGTGGGTGTGAACTTCGGCGGCGAGCCGCAGGAACCTGTCGAATACCTGTCCGATGGCTCGAAGCAGCCGGGGCCGCGGAACCGGCGCGCCGAGATGTGGAAGCGGTCGCGCGATTGGCTGGACGCCGTTGGCGGCGCAGACGTCCCGGACCTCGACTCGCTTCAGGCGGACGCCTGCGCTCCGGGTTACAGTTACGACATGAACCAGCGGCTCTTGCTTGAGAACAAGAAGCGCATTCGCGCTCATGGCATGCGCTCACCCGACGAATGGGATGCTGTGGCCCTAAGCTTCGCCGAGCCGGTCAAGGAGCCGCCCCCGCGTCTCATCCAGGACGAGCGCCCGCGCCCAAGGCCGCTCAGCGACAATCCGAGCACGAGCTGGATGGCGTTCTAGATGGAACCTCCAACGTAATCCGTCTCGACAGGCGTCAGAAACTGTTTCTCCGCAATCGGGACGCCGGGTGGCGAAACTTCTATTTGCGCCACGCGCGACGATCTTTCAGGTGCGCCAAGTCTACCACTGCGCTCGACCGCTCACATGCTCGGCAAAGCCGGCTCTACCGGAAGCTTCGGGCGGGTTATGAGGTTTTCGAGCAACCTCCCCCGACCCGGCCGAAAGGGATGCATCGCAGAACGTATGAGCGGCTGACCGCGGGGCTGCATGACGCCGCGGCCGCGCATGACGTGATATTCGAGGCCGGAGCTTTCGCGCTCCTTGCACGACTAATGAAGTCGGATGCCGCGCGGGGCCGTCGCAACCCCTGAGCGGGAACGTCCCTCGGAGGTTTTGCGGTCCACTGCTCGTGGGAGGCCAGGCGAAGACGACCGGGATAGTCGAGGTCGCTTTTTTCGCCGCTATTGCCGAAGGTTGGCGGTACCATGAATCAGGTCGACTTTATGGCTGAGCAGGTCGGCGACCAATGCGGGCAATCGATCATAGTAACCCTCTGCCCAGCGGTATTCGATCATTACGATTTGTCCGTCGACGTAGCCGGTCTCAGCCAGTCCTCTGGTGGAACGCGGGCACGGCCTGCCGGGGGCGCAGGGCGAACGGTTGCTCGGCGATGCTCCCTTCAGGGCGGCAACGACCGCTTCGGGTGGAAAG